TTCTTCGTGGCGCGTTTTTTACGCGCCACGGACCCCGGTTCAAGCTTCAGTACATCAATCGGGCCGCCCGTCACGGGATCAAACAAGGAGGCGATTTCGATTGCCTCCTTGGGGCTTTTCCCCAGGTACATCGCCGCTAGGGCATACGCCGAACCCGTTCCGATCGAGAAGAAGTCACCACGGACCTTGACCGGGTGAATCGTGGACTCGTAGACGTAGATCCCATCTGCCCGCAGCTCTAGCACATCCACCTCGATGGGGTCGTCAAAGTCGCCGTTCTTTTCCACCGAGTCGTAGAACTTGAGTAACTTATCAAGGTCCCCGGCCCCGCCGAAGATACAGTCCTTGCCCCTGCGCAACTTCTCGATGTAGTACTTCACGTCCTCGCCCGAGACCTGGCTGTCCGCCGCTATTTCGAGGGTGCTAAACCGCGCCGCTATTGTCGTCATGAGTACTTTCCACCGCACTGTTTATCGTACTGTTGGTCATGTTCTTGAGCACTTTGCGCCCACGGCTCTCGTTCCAATGCAAGATGCGATGGCAGTTGGCACATAGGGGTATGCACTTCTTGACCTCCTCGTAGATGGCCTTCCATCGACTGTCGGACGCCATGCGGTTGACGGACTGCTGGGTTCCGTCCCGCACGATGTGGTGAAAGTCGATTATCGCCGGATGTACGGCCCCGCAGTGATGGCAAGGGGTGTTGGCCTTAAATTCTATCCACTTCTCCTTGGCGAGCTTCTTGTTGCGTGCAACACGGGCCTGGACGGCTTCCCTGTTTCTTTGATAGTGCGTCTTGCCGTAGACGCTCTGATAGGCCTTCCTATCCCCTGGATCCTTGAATGGCACTTTTCCCCTCCTCGGGATACGAACCGCAGATCATTGTGAATGAGAACTATTAGTAATTGGCGATAAATGGGACTCGAACCGCTAGGTAGTTTCACTACCTATGGGGCGCCCAGCGGGTGTGTACAACAACCGAACCCCACGTTGCACGGAATTCTGTTGTCTCCGCTGGGCAAGGACAGGGTAGCGGAAAACTAGGGTCAAAAATTGATACTTGAGTGATTTACAGGGGTTTGCGAAATAGGGTCAAAAATTGATACTTGAGTGATTCGGTTGGGCAGGGACCGAGGAACACGGACCAGGGACCACGTCAGCTACATATATGATTATTTTTAAAAAAATTTTTTACTAAACACTTTTTTTAAGTCACTTTTAGACGTAATGAACGTAATGTAAGAGATAACTATATGATTTTTAATAAGAAAATGAATTACAGTAACAATTACGTTAAAGTAATACATTAACTATAGATGTAATGTTGCATAAAAGAGACTCTACTAGCCATACGTCCAGGTTTTGATTTTTTTTTTTTTTTTTTTTTTTTTTTTTGAAAAATAAATGTATAAGAGGTGCGGCAGAACCCTCCTTGTTGACAAGGTAAACGACTGTTGATACATTACACAAAAGGAGAAAAAATGGGCTTAAAAATCATCCCTGCGATATACGACCAGCTTCCCAGTAATCCGGTGGAAATGCTGTTGATATCTTTTGGCTCCCAGGGGGATATCGCAGACTTTTGCTCTGTCTCCCATCAGGTTGTGCATAACTGGAAGAGTCGGGGAGCAATCCCGAAGTGGTATGTGGAAGACCTCTGCCGGCACACTGGCATTCCTACATGGATGCTGTGCCCCAAACACTTTAATAAAGGAGAAAGCGATGTTCTTGATGGGAATGTTAATGAAGGGACTGGACAAGATCGATGAGCAGCGGGATGCCGCAATCGATCAAATGATCCAAAGGACTATTTATTACGGGTTGGATGGAGAAACCAGTTCCCCGGGAAAACCTAGTTGGGCAATGGTTTACAAGTCATTACGGAGAGACGAGCATGGAAGACCCGAAGAAAACCGCCCGGCCAAAAAAGGTCAGTGATGTACCAAAGATCCGAAACCCAAAGGCCTTGGCACGCATAGTCACTTTCGGAGCCCCGCTCACTGGAAAGCGTAAGCCGCTCAAGCCCCGGGAGGCTAAGTTTGTCGAGATCTATGCTGGGGCTAATGGGACGATTACTTTGACGGAAGCGGCCCGTGAGGCCGGGTATCCCGAGTCAACTTGTCGGCGTGTAGGTTCCGAATTAACCAACCCGGAGAAAAATCCTCACGTCGTACAGGCGATCCAAAAGCGACAGGTGGAATTAAACGCCAAGTACAACACCACGTTTGAACGGCACATGAAGGACCTGCAATACATTCGCGATAAAGCAATTGAAGCCGGAGCGTGGGCGGCGGCTGTTCAGGCGGAATATCGGAGGGGCCAAGCTTTGGGCACGATTTATATCGACCGCAAGGAAATCCGGCATGGAACGATTGATTCCATGAGCAAGGAAGAAGTGCAGAAAAAACTAGAGGCCCTGAGAAAACTGTATCAGGGGAGCCCGGACGTGGTGGATGCCCAAATAACGGAATCCATCGAGATGGAAAAGGAAGCAGACCATACCGAGGAGTTTTTGGATGACGAAGAAGCCGGAAGCGAGCTTTTATCAGAAGATGAAGAAGGGGATGACCGGGGCAAAGATAACTCGCGTTGAATCGTGGGTGAATCTCGGCATTCCGGATTGCATCGTTGCTTTGGGTGGGCGGTTTCACCTCGTCGAACTCAAGGTAGCTGATGAAAAGGGCAGAGTGAAGGTTAGCCCTCATCAGGTGGCTTTTCATTCTGCCCATAAGTACTTTCCCGTATGGCTGTTCGTGCAACATGAAAAGGGCCGTAGAGCGCGGCTATTAATTTATCCGGCTTGGCAATCCTACGAAGTGGCAAAGGTTGGAACATTGTTACAACCAGCTTTAGAGCAGGGCTACCCTTGGGACTGGTGCGAAGTAGAAAATTTTTTGCAAAAGGGGCTTGACAAGGTTTAAAAAGTAAACAATACTGAGGGCGTTGTACTTAATACAGGAGAAAAGCATGACTCGCAATAATTTCTACTCTCAAATAAATGCTGTTTGGGTGATTCTCAATGATTGGCGTAATGATCATCCCGAGGGCACGAAGCATAATGACGAAGCATGGGATAAAGCGACCCAAGCGATCGATTGGATCTTTGAAGATTTAGAGGCCGCCTATAACGCGGCGCAGGGGAGAGACTGATGACCATTTATACCTTAGGCCCGGACGACATGCCGACCTGCCCCCAACACGGCACGCGAATAGTGACTGACTTTTTCGTGGCAGAAGACGGTTTGACCTATGAGCGCGGGAAGTGTCCGCTATGCAAAAAAACCTATCACTTCTGGGTGGACGATAGAGAAACTGTTACTGATTAAAAATTGACCAGCTACAAATGAGAATAAGTCTTATTTCAAGGGGCTGTAACGCAAATAAGATCGATTCTCGTTTGTGGTACGGGAGAGAAAGAAACTAAGCAAGGGGTCTCTTGGTCCGTGGTCCGTGAAACTTGGGCCACGCCCCCGCGCCCGCGCGGGGTTGCTGATCAAATAATAACCACTAATTGGCACTCAAGTATTATGTTTATTTTCTAAACGGCTGTGTTATAGTGTGGACTCATACAGAAGACAGGAGGTTTTCCCATGTTAAAAACAGTCGCAGTATCTTCGAATAAAAAGACAGGTCCAATCGCTGTCACGTATAGGGCCGGGGTCCGCGATACTTACGGCACGTGCCCTAAATCATGTGGCCTGAACCCCGAACCCCGGACCGGGGCAGACGATATCGACCGCGAATATTTAAACGCGCTATTAAATGCAGTGCCGCGAAATGGTATAGCTTGGACTTATTCCCATTTCCCATGGGATCAATTGCCAGTAGCTGACTGGAACGAAAAGAATAAGACAGTAATTAATGCATCGTGCGACACGATGGACGACGCCGTTGATGCTGTGCGGGCCGGGCGGCCCGCAGTAGTCGCCGCGCCACTCGGTACTGATTGGTCCGGGGGCCATGAATACCGGGGCGTAAAGTTTATTCAATGCCCGGCGGAATTATCCGAGGGCTTCACGTGTATGCAGTGCGGGGGCGGTGTTCCGCTGTGCGCCCGGGCGAAGCGCGATTACGTGGTGGTGTTCGTGGCCCATGGCACAGGGGCCAAAAAAGTGGGGGCCGATTGTGCGGGCGGGTGTTACGCGGCACAGGGACCGACGGCCATACAGTGGCATGGCACGCGCAAGACAGGGGCCGCGAACGATGCGGCCGCGCTGATTCAATTCGCGAAAAGCCTCCCGCCGGGTTCAATGCTCCGGCATCACGTGGCGGGCGATAT